GGCGAAGCCTACTGGCTGGAGGGGTATGCGGTAGGCGATGCCAAGTTTGCCGCGGCGCAATCTGACGGCACAAGTACAACGCTGATTGCGTCATCTCGCGTAAAGGAAACAGGCTTACGCGCAGACGGCACCTCCACATCACTATTCGGCGGAAACCGCGTCGTTGCAGGCGCACTTGTGCAGGAGCCAGTAACGGCAACTGTGACAGGCGTTACGCGCGTGCGGCAAGGCTCGATACGCGCGGATGGCGCAAGCACTACGCTTATGGGTGTCGTGCGCGTACGCACATCTGGCGCAGCCTCTCAGTCTCTGTACGTCATAGATGACTACTGGGTAAACGGATACGCGGACTACGGAGACGGATCAAGCGTCCGCATTGCTGGCAATAAGACGACAAACAGTGGCGTACTTTCTGCGGGGTCAGCGACAACTCTTATCGGCGTTACGCGCGTTAAGCCGTCCAGTATGCTTGCGATTGCGGAGGCAGAGGTTGACGCGGCAGGCGGTGCAATTCGCACAAACATCGGCGTCCTTAGCGATGCTAACGGCATATTCGTTATCAATGGGAATGTGACCTACGCAAGCAGCGCAGTATCAGAGGCTGTGTCTGCGGCGTTGGGCGCGCTTACGATTAAGTGGCTTGACCAAGCAGAAGATCAAGACGTTTGGACAGATCAAACTGAAGATGGCGACACTTGGACAAATGTGGTAGAAGCAAGCGGAACGTGGACGACTGTATCTGAGGATGGCGACATTTGGACTGACGTTTCTGAGGACACCGACACTTGGGTTGACAAAAGCCCGCTAACATAGACGTAAGGCAAGGAATGTTATATATTGCCAATAGCGTATAGGAGATTTAGATGGCAGATACCAATACCACAACGTACAGCTTAACAAAGCCAGAGGTCGGTGCTTCAGAAGATACTTGGGGTACAAAGATCAATACTAACTTTGATAGCTTAGATGATCTGCTAGACGGAACAACTGCAATCAAGCCAGATTTAGATTTGGGATTGTGGAAGGTAGGCGGCACTCTTGTTACATCAACAGCGGCAGAGCTAAACATTCTTGACGGCGTAACGGCTACAGCAGCAGAGCTTAACTATCTTGACATAACAACTTTAGGCACAGGCGAAGCAAGTAAGGCTGTAACAACATCTTCTGCAAATGCGGTTAGCTTAACTGGTGACTTGAAGGCTGCGTCATATTTAGAAACTCACAGCACTTTGAGCGGCATAACGCCATCGCTGGATTGTGAGACTGCAAACTCTTTCTCAATTACGCTAACAGGCGCAACCACCGTATCCTTCAGCAATGTGCCTTCAGGTGCATCGTATTCTTGCCTTCTAAAAGTTGTGCAGGGGTCGTCTGATTATGAAATTACATGGCCTGCTGCGGTAAAATGGCAAGATGGGCTTGATCCCGTTTTGACCAGCGGAAGCGGCTCAGTGGATATATTTGTGCTATTTACCCACGATGGCGGTACAAACTGGTATGGGTTTACAGCAGGGCAAGATATGTCATGAGCGTAAGGGAGCTTCTTATAGCTGGCTCAAGTCAGAAAGGCACTGCAAGGACATTTGTTGCGCAAACGCACAACGATCGCACCTTAGTTGTGCATGAGTGGAAACGCAGCGGTGTTGTAACGCAAGACAGTACGACAGTTAGTGGTAAGTTTTTCAACGAAATTATCTTTTCCCCTTCTGCAAACAGTTTTGCCGTTTATGAAACCACAGGCGCAGAAACTTTGATTTATGCGTGGGACAAGGACACAGGAATAGGAAGCCAAGTAGGGTCAGCGCAAAGCGGAAAAAGAATAATAGATATTAGCCCAGCAGGTGACGCGATAGTTTTATATGACAGTAGTTCTAGCAGCTCAGAGGTGTATGCTTATTCTGCATCTGGAGTTGGATCGCTGATAGATAGCACCAGTTCAAGAATACGCAAGTTTTCTAAGTCTGGTAACTACTTAATAGCCACCTCTGGAAGCTCTACTGCTTTCTTAATGGATTGGGATGTGTCAACAGGGATAGGCAGCACTTACAATCATCCAAGCTCCACTTATGGCTCTGTTAGGGGCGATCTTTCTAAAGACGACAGTTTCTTCATTACGATTGGCACAAACGGAAATGGTGGCATGGATATTCATCCGTTTGACGGATCAAGCTTATCTGCAAGCATAAGTTCTATAGAGTTAGGAAACAGTGTTCCATTTGACATAAACATTAATGAAAGACAGGACGCTGTGGTGGCGGCAGTTGCTGATAGCACAAGTCCATATGACTTTGTTGCTGCTGTACCAATTAATCCCAACAAAACTTTTGGTACTCAGTTTTCGGCATCTTCTAGCCTCAAAAGTCTCAGCCAAGGTAATCTTGCAGATTTTAACGCAACAGGAAATGTTGTGATGTTTACGCAGAACAGCAACTTTGTCATACAAAAGTTTACAAGTTCTGGGTTTGGCGATGAGCTTTACCGCGATCAAACAGCGGGATCAACTTGGGCTGACATAATAGAGGTGACATAATGCCATTAACACCGCTACAAATACCGTCAGGCGTATTCAGAAACGGCACTGATATGCAATCGGCAGGGCGCTGGCGTGATGCAAGCCTTGTTCGTTGGTCAAATAATGTCATGCAGCCAGTGGGCGGTTGGACGCTACGATCTACAATCTCAAGCGATCCAATCAGGGGAACTCATGCTTGGCGCGATCTGAGCGGTGATAGATTTATTGCGGCGGGTACAGCTAATGGTTTGTTCATTGCGCCTGCAAGCGGCACACCTGTTGCGATCACGCCAACTGGCTATACTGCTGGAAATGTAGATGCTACGTCTAACAGAGGTTATAGCGGCGGCACATATGGTACTGCATACTATGGGGTGCAGAGGCCAGAGGGCGGCACACTTGATGATTGCACAAGCTGGTCTGTAGATAACTGGGGGGAATACCTAGTAGCTTGCGCAAATACAGATGGTTACATCTATGAGTGGACGCTAAACACTTCCAACCCTGCTGCAATTCTTTCTAATGCGCCAACAGATAATCTTGGCATTTTAGTCACAGAGGAAAGATTTATCTTTGCGCTAGGCGCAGGCGGTAATCCTCGCAAGGTGCAGTGGTGTGACCGTGAGGACAATACCACATGGACAGCGGCAGCAACCAATGAGGCTGGTGATCTTGAGTTGCAAACCAGCGGAAGAATTATGCAAGGCATTCGGGTTCGCAGCCAAGCGTTAATCCTCACAGATATTGATGCGCATACTGCGTCATACCAAGGCCCACCGTTTGTCTATGGGTTTGAGCGTGTGGGTTCGTCTTGCGGCGCTATTTCAAGACATGCAGCAGCGGCAGCAGATATTGGCGCATTCTGGATGGGGCGTGAAAGCTTCTTTATGTATCGCGGCAACACAGTAGAGGCGCTACCGTGTGATGTTGCTGATTATGTGTTTAATGACATTAACTCAGACCAAAAATCAAAAGTACACGCTGTTACTAATGGGCGGCACTCAGAAATTTGGTGGTTCTACCCTAGTTCATCAAGCACAGAATGCGATAAGTACGTGTCATACAATTACCGCGAAGGTCACTGGATGATTGGAGACTTAGATCGCACATCTGGCGTAGATAATGGCGTATTTGAAAATCCAATCTGGTTCTCGCCAGCAGGCAAGGCCTATAATCAGGAAGTAGCGCAAAATCATGATGGCGCATCTATCTTTGCAGAAAGCGGCCCTATCTCTATTGGCGCTGGCGATCAGGTTATGAGCGTAACGCAAATGATACCTGACGAAAAAACGCAGGGCCAAGTTACAACGTCTTTTAAAACGAGGTTTTACCCCAACGACACAGAGCGCACTTACGGGCCGTTTACAATGAGCAACCCTACCTCTATGCGATTTATGGGTAGACAAGTAAGAATGCGCGTCATTGGCAGTGATCTGAATGATTGGCGTTTTGGCATACCTAGGCTAGAAACTAAAGCTAGGGGCGGGCGATGACAACACCCAGCTTTCCACCTGTTGGGCCAAATATTTCGCTTTGGGCAAAGCAGTTAATACTTGCGTTACAACGGTCTTGGTCGTCGTTGAGATTTAAAGCGACAAATGACAGTGCATCAGAAAACGGCATTCTTCTTTGGGATCAAAGCAATGGCTATCCCGTTGTTTCTAAGGGCGGTGCATTTGTGCAGGTTATTCTTGAGGACGGTCACGCTTCTTTTTATCGCACAACGGATGTTACTGCTGCATCAGCAAATACGGCGTACGCAATAACGTACGATGCGCCTACGGGTAATGTTGGTATTGATCGGGATGCTACAGATAACAGCAAGATTGTATTTGATGAGGCGGGAGAATATCTTGTGATGTTTTCAGCGCAAATTGCGTCATCGTCATCAAGCACGGTGAAGTTTTATTTTTGGCCTCGCTTGAATGGAACAGATGCAACTAACAACACTATTATTTACTCACTGCACCAAAATGACGCTACAGTTGTTGTTTCACGTTCTGCAAAGTTTGATGTAAGCGCTGGCGATTATTTGCAAGTTATGTGGGCGGTAGATAGTACAAGCGGATCGCTAGATGCCTCTGCTGCAACTGCGTTTAGCCCAGCCGCGCCAGCAACAACGCTGCATATCACAAGGATGCACGGATGAACGCACATACACCTATAGATGAGCTTGCAAGATGCCGTTCTTGGATCGAGGCTGCGCTAGAGCGTTCAGGTAACTTAAATACTTGGGATGAAGTGTGTGCAGGCATACGCTCTGGTAAAATGCAGCTTTGGCCTGCAGAGCGAGGATGCATTATTACTGAAATCGTGGTATATCACGATACAAATGCCCTGCATGTGTTTCTTGCGGGCGGTGAATTGGATGAAATTTTACAAATGACTGAAAATGTGAAAGAATGGGCAAAATTGCAAGGCTGTTCCTTTGCATCGTTT